CCGCCGCCGCCGGCATCAAGCCTATTTGGTGATCTGTTATCAGTAGGAGTAAATGCTGGATTTTCTGATCCACCACCAGCACCAGCTTGAACAAAGTAAGCTGGTTGTAGAGGTGAAGGGATACCACTATTAAAGTTACTAAGAGCTGTGCCATATGGAGCACCCTGACCAGTACCGCCACTTTTACCCCAGCTACCACCAGCTACACCATTACCACCATTTGTACCACCTTCAGCGGGTAATCCACCAATTGGATGATTTGGACGACCACCAGTACCGCCGCCGGTTCCACCAGAACCACCATCACCAAAACCACCATTTGGAGATGGCCCAGGACCATTACCACCAGAACCGGTAACAGACACAGGCGTACCTGGTGCAAAACTACTATCTTGCCCTGGATTACCGGATGTGCTGGGTGATGCAGCACCACCGCTACCAACTACTACGGGATAACTAGTTCCACCTGTCAAACTTACTTGACTGAATGCTACACTACCACCTGCTCCACCAGCACCATTATCACTAGAGCTTCCACCACCAGCGCCAACTGCTAGAACATGATATACACCTGATTCTGGTGCAGTATATGTTCCTGGACTTGTGAATGATTCGAATGTTGTTGCATCGAATGTAGCTTCTGAACTTTCTGGTGCGAAACTACCAGATGATACTTGGACACCATTTAAAGAAATTGATAAGTTATTTGAAGACCGTGACCAACTTACATAGTTCCATTGATTAGCTGAATATTCTGTTCCACTAGTTTGTATCACTACATTGCCAGTAATTTTATCTTCAGCGAATAGGTAAAATGCTTCTGTAGTCACCAATCCAAGAGCTGATGTTGGGACTGTGTATGTATCGCTGGTAGTTACTGATTCTGTGAAATAATCGTTGACAGTGCCACTTAGGAAACGCACATCATCGAAATATCCTGCATGAAACATGTTGTAAGCATTAGTATTAGATGTTGGAAGCCCACCAAGATAAAATCTTGTGGCTCCACTAAATAATGTTCCGGTTGCGGTTGATGTGGCTATGATGTCACCGTTATAACCAACTACTAGTTTACTTCCTTTTCTTGCAAGAAAGAAATGTCTCCAAGCCTGATTATTATATGCACTAACACTAGCATTTACACCAGACATTCCAGTAAATGAAGTTCCTGATGCAGAATCAGTTGAAGACTTAACAGCAACTGTTAATGTACTACCTTCACTTCTAGCACCAAAACTAACAAAAATATTTTGACCAAAAAGATTTTGGTTACTACCAGCAGTAACACTATCGTTTGTTAATGTAAAAAATCTTGGGTTTCTAGCACCAGCCCCACCGCTGCCTGAACCATTTTGCCAAACCCATCCTTCAATAATGAAGTCACCTGTTTGTGCAAAATCTTCTCCATCTGGAGCGTCATATCTTAGTAGAAGCTCACCTGCATTACCAGTAAAAAACGGTGAAGCTGAGCCAAATTTTGCTTGGCCGCTTTGTACAACTGGTGTACCATAACTGTTTACATTATCTGCACTAATATTTTGAGCATCATCGTTTAAGTCAGAGTCAAAGGGAATATACAACTCGTTAGTACCAGACCCAGACCCAGCAACTTGTGAGACTCCAAAGTTGGTTTGGTCTTGGTCCATGGAGGCAATAACATTATTTCCTCCAAGAGTTTCGGCATAAACCCACCCTTCAATAGTATAATCACCTACACCGTGATCGTATTTGTCACTTAAACCAGTTTCAATAAAGTCACCAGTTCCATCAAATCTAACACTTTTATTTCCATGTTTGGCTTTAGTAGAGTCAACCTTTACATCACCCGACAGGGCGATATTGGTAGTATTTGCAATATCTCCAATAGGCATTTATAAATCTCCTTTATGTACCGAGCAAGAATGATACGTTGGCTGACAAGTCATCGCCGTCAAATGTGCCACCGTCAATAGTTGCAAATTCATTAATAATTCTTTGGTTTGTATTTGCTAGAGCAGCATTGAAGTCAGTTGTATTAAGTTTTGCGTCAGCCTGACTAACATCAACAACGTTATTCGAATATACACTAACCGCTACAACAACAGTTGTAGCAGCTCCTAAAGTGCTTTCTGATACAATTAACTCTCTTGCGTCACCATCAAATATCGAAAAGACGCCGGATGAATTAGCTGAAAAAAGTTTCTTATCTTTAACATTAATCGCTAATTCACCGGCTTCTAGTGAGCTAGGAGTGACCCCCGCAGTCGAAGATCTTTTAAGTTTAAGTAATGCGGCCACGATTTATCTCCTATGTTTAGTATGTTCCACCATCGATAGTCGAAACGGAAGATGTAATGAAAGCATTAGTATTGGCTAGAGCTGCATTATGTGTAGCAATGTCAACCTTAGTAGCCAAGATAGCGCTATCAACAACAGAGTTTGCAAAACCCTGTACATCGGTTACGACTGCATCACCAGAAGATAAACTTCCAACCGTAGCAGTAGATACTGAAACCGCTTTAGTGCCACCAGTAAATACCTGGAAAACACCGGTTCCGTTTGATGAATATAATTTTTCGTCCTTGACGTTAAGTGCTAACTCACCTGCTTCAATATCAGAAGTGGTAGGTACGACACCAGCAGTCGAAGAGCGTTTTAGTTTAATTACAGCTGCCATGATCGGTTCCCCTTCTAAGTAAAAGACTTATATACTATTTTAGACTGGGGGGGAATTTCACCCCCCCTTTTCGTACTAGTATATAGGTATTAGAAAGAGCCACCGTCGATAACAGCATCCAGTTGAGCCAATGTATATCCTGTTGCACCAGTATCAACTGTAGTAGTTGGTTGTGCTTCAGAGTCACGGAATAACTTGAAGACACCATCTGATGCATCACGGAATAGACCAGCATAATTGGTTGTTCCACTATTATCATACAATGCGAAGAAACCAGTGTCAACAACATCTGAAACAGTGTTGTTAGCAGCGAGTTTCATCAAGGGGTCATTTACTTCAATGTTAGTAGTAGAGACGTAAGTGACATCACCTTCAACTGTTAGGTTACCACCGATTGTGGTGTTACCTGAAACTTCCAAGTTTGTGCTGATAGTTGCACGACCTGTATGTTGGAAATGACCAGTTGACTGTGGATTTGTCTTAGTCAAGAAGTCGCCTGTTAGTGTTGTGCTCAAGTTATCAATACGAGAGTTTGTATTGGCAAGAGCAGCACGCTCTGAGGCAATCTGGTTTGTCAAATTGGTTTCAACTGTGGCCACTCTGCTGTTGGTGTTGGCAAGAGCAGCACGCTCAGAAGCCACCTGTGTTGCAATTCTACTGTTTGTATTAGCTAATGCAGCACGCTCTGACGCAATTTGATTGGTCAAGTTTGTGGCATTAGTAGTAATCAAACTACGGAGTGCTGTGTTAGTAGCAGTCAAGTTTGTATTAAGATTACTAATTGCTAGGTTGGTGTTACCAAGGGCAGCACCTGATGCAATAGAATTTTGTACAGATGTGATGAAAGCATTAGTGTTTGCAAGGGCAGAACGCTCTGATGCAATCTGGTTAGTTAAGTTAGTCTCAACCGTTGCAACTCTAGAGTTTGTATTAGCAAGGGCAGCACGCTCAGAAGCGATTTGTGTTGCAATTGCAGAGTTAGTGTTTGCGAGAGCCGCACGCTCTGAAGCAATCTGGTTTGTTAGATTAGTGGCATTAGTGGTAATCAAACTACGAAGTGCCGTATTAGTGGCAGTTAAGTTTGTATTAAGGTTACTAATAGCACTATTGGTGTTAGCCAAACCACCGCCAGAACTAGCTGAGATAGCTGCAATAGCAGAGTTAGTATTAGCCAAAGCGGCTCTTTCAGAAGCAATCTGGTTTGTTAGATTGGTTTCAACTGTGGCAATACGAGAGTTTGTATTGGCAAGAGCTGCTCTTTCTGCAGACTGGACAGAGGTAATAAAAGCATTGGTATTAGCAAGTTGTGCTTCACCAATACGAATAATATTACTTGACGCGTCCTTTGAATAAATTACACGGTCAGCAAGGTTAAGAGCAATTTCTCCTACCTCTAGATCACTGGCTGATGGTGTTGCACCAGCACTACTAGACCGTTTGAGTTTAATTACTGAAGCCATTTCTAATATTCTCCTATAGGATTAATCTAATTTTTTATTTTTAGGCATTGGTGGAAGACCACCTCGGATAACATGTTTCCCCAGAGGGGTCTTTTTATCACTATTAATATTATCATCCGGTTTCATAATATTCTTATCACGGGCATAATGAAAAACTTTACTAAAAAGTTCTGAGATAATTGTACCAATACTTTTCATTTCTACATTCTCTTTAGTAAATTCTGTATCTGTTTTTTTAACAGATTTTTTAACTGGTTTTCTAATCTTAGATTTTTGATATTTATTTTTTCTATTTATATCTTCTAATTCTTTGACTTTTCTTTCCAGATAGTTGTTTCTGGTTTCTAAAATTAGAGCTTTATGTTGTAGTATATTTATTAATTTTTGTTGGTTATCTATAAAATTATCTATAATATCAATTTCTTTACTCACGAATAAGCTCCACCATCTAGTATACCAAATACCGGTGTTCCGTTAGCTGCAATCTGCATTATTTGTCCATCTGTACCTGTAGTAAAAGATAAAGATGAAGTGTTAGATGCAAACATAACACCGTTTTGAGTAAAACTTGATAGTCCTGTCCCACCAAACTCTGTGCCTAAAACATTAGACAATATCAATTTTGTGATACTAGTATTACCGAAAAAGGTTTGATTAAAATTATTACCAGTACCACCACCAGCAAGATTATCAATTCTTATATTAGTATTGGCAAGATCTGCAGCTCTTTGTGCATCAACTGAAGATATAAAAGAATTAGTGTTAGCAACAAGTAACTGGAGATATGTATTGGAAACATCACCAGTACCACCACCGCCACCGCCTCCACCGCCAGTAGAGACACCGAAAGTGCCAATATATCTCGCCCCACTTATATATATACTTTTACCAGTGAAGTCTACACCGTTAGGTAAATTTTCTCCAATAAAATGCAATACACCACTTTGATAATCAAAAAACCATTCGTCATTATTTCCTGATCCTGTGGCAAATAATTG